AAATAAGAACTATGAATTTGAAAAACCTATTTGTTTCCCGTGACAAGAATTATGCACGAATTACTGAGGCTGGCGATTACTTAGGTCGCCGCCTACGAGAGAACCTCGTTATTTTCGATATTGATGATTCGAAGAACAGTGTTACTTTTGTTACCGAAAGCAACCACTTAATCTCTTGCGATTATAAAGAGATTAAAGGTCGCTTAACTCTGGAAAACTTTATTGTGGAGGACTTAGACACTATTACCTCCGATGAGGCAATTGATAACCGGGTGGAGGCTGAGGTTCATAAGTTCATGGAATCACTGGTCTCAGACCGTTACGATGTCGCTGAAGTTAACTTTGACAGTATCGTTGAGTCTTTTTCTATGAGAGCCCAAATCGGTAACAGCCGCAAAAAGCTTTCTAAGAAACTAGACCGTTTCAATGAGTCCTACAATATCTTTGAGGCCAAAGCGTACAAGAAGTTTGTTGAGGCACTCCCACTTCTTAAGAAGTTCTTGGAGGAAAATGCAGAGTCTCTCTCCACTAATGCTAAGTTGGTGGAAGGTCTTCGCCTTTCTAAGGTAGTTGGCGATACCTATGACTTACCTAAACTGGATATTGAAAACCTTAAAGAAGAGTTTGTCGTAGTTCCCTCGAACTCTAAGAGAACTCTTTACGAAATGGTTTGTGATAAGGAACTGGTTCGTAAGGAATTACTAGAAGCCAAAGACTCCTTTTCTAAAATGTGGCACAATAACGACCACGTCGCTTCTCTAGCATCTAAAATTTACTCAGATGACTCGACCATTAAAGGTACGTTAAGAGAGGCTGTTGCCGCAGTTCCCTACCTAGCACTATCAAACAAAGTAGACTTAACTAACGTCATGGACGCTACTTTCCAGGTAAGCAACCCCGGTACTGTACCTCAAAAGGATATTCGGGAATTTGTTAACAAGATTTACGAATTCAAAAAACCTCTCAAGACTATGGTTCTTGAGGCACTCAACTCCAAGTATGGCGTAAATATTCAGAGCCTTCGCTTTGTACCCTCCTTCAAGGGTTTAGCCGAAGTTCAATCAGAAGTACTGGGTATGATTGCCGAGTCCTGCGACGAAGGAATTCTTTCCGATGTCCTAAAGGAGTTTGCATCGTGCATGTCCCGTAAGGGCGGTGTGCAGGTACTAGATATCGCAAGCACACTTTCAGAGGTTATGGCAGAGTCTAATTTCCATATTGTTGATATTGACGAAGACTTCCACATGAAGAAGCTTTCTGATTACTTAACCCACAATTTAGGTGAAGCTCAATACTACGGAGATGATGATGCCCTGTCTAACTCTGGCGGCAAGTCGAATGGTGATGAGGACGAGAAGAAAAAGGACGAGAAGAAAAAGGACGAGAATGGTGATGAGGACGAGAAGAAAAAGAAAGGTAAGAACAAGAAGAAAAAGAAAGGTAAGAACGACCTTACTGGAGACCAAGACGAGCTTGATAAGGACGAGGACGGCGACATCGACGCCAAAGACCTAAAGAAGCTTCGTAAAGAAAGTGTAGAGGCTGTTGCAGAAGAAACCGAAGAAGAGGCTGCTGAAGCTGAAGAGGAGGAACACGCTGAAGACGTTGCACTAGGTTCAGCCGATAAGGACTTCCGCGAATTAGTTGATACTATCGAGGATGTCGTGGGCGATATGGACCTCAACCTAGAAGATGGGGAAGAAGAGGAGCAAGATATCGCAGCAGGAGAAGGTGAAGAACCTACTCCTCCACAAGATAGCCCTGCTTAGTCCAGTTAATAACGTTATCTACACACGACGACCGCAATACAAGGAGTTCGGATATTAAGTTATCCAACTCCTTTATTGTTTGTTCATTGATAGTCCTTCCCTTGGCTTTCATTTGTGTGAGCGTTTGTGCCATAATGGTCAGGCGTTCCACCATTTGAGGGGTAACCTCATTTAATTTTCTTTCTTCGTCTTTTTTATTTTTCATTTTTTAATCTCCATTCCTAGGGATTCGTAGGATTTAATACGCTCTTTGGCGTGTTTTTCTAAGTAAGGCGCTCTGTCAAAGAAATCGTAGATAAACACGCGATTCTTAGATTTGTGAATACGTAAGGCTCGTCCGAGAGCCTGTAGCGTAGCAATCTCAGATTTCAGCCCACGCGCATTAATGAGGTGGGTGATTTCCGGGATATCAATACCTGTTTGCATAATCGTAGTACCTATTAGGACTGAGACGGAGTCATCTTTAAAGGCGTCGATAGTCTTTTTTCGAGCAGCCAAATCATCTTTTCCTTCTAGTTTAAAGGAGTTAGGGATACGTGAATGCAAAATCTCAGCATGTTTAAGGTCTTTAACTATTATAAGGGTCCTGGATTGTTTTTGTTGAATTTTTTTCACTAAATCCACGATAATATCGTTGCGGTCATCATTCTCCGTGACGAACTTCTCGTATACCTCCCGGTAAGATAGCTCGGTATCCTCCACTGTGCCCGTATCTTTTATGGGTATTATTTGGATGAGCGGCTCGGTGAGGAATCCTTCGTCAATAAGACCTTTAGCGTCAACTTCTTCAATAATGCCGCCTAGTCCCGATATAAGATTTAGACGGCTCATAGGGTCCCGAGGTACTGTGGCAGTCATACCAATCCTGTAAGCAGCGTTAGGGAAAGACTTTATGACCTTGGTAGCGACCTTTCCTTTGGCGAATTCATGTACCTCATCAAAAATGATGAAGTCCGACTGTTTAAGGTGGCTATCAATAACCTTATCAATAGACTGGACAGTGCATAACGTCATGGGCTTGAGTATTACTCCGTCCCCGAAGGCTAGACCTACATCAATCCCCCACTCCCTAAGCTCGTCGTATGTTTGTTTGAGCAGCTGTTTTTTGGTGAAGAAGATAAGACCTGTTTTCCCTTCTAGAGCTTTAAGTAGCCCTCCGAGAATAAGAGTCTTTCCCGCGCCCGTAGGAGCCTTAACGATACATCCTTTGGCGTCTAATGCCTTTCTAATCATGGATTCTTGATAATCTCGTAAAGTTATCCCGGGTAAAGAGATATCGTCAGAGTGGGTAGCAGTCCTCAAATCCTCTATTTCGTAGTCCATACCTAAATAAGTAAGGTCTTCCTCGATATGAGATAAAAGACCGGTTCCGAACTTTCCTGTTTTATCAGAGAAAAAATGCTTTTCGCCATTCCAGCCGCCCTTTTTATAGGCAGAAGAATAGTTATAGCCGGGAACCTTTGCGCTATATTTCTTTTTTAAAGTTGTTAAGAGCTTTTTATTGCTTGTTTTTAGAAAAGAAACATTATTTTCAACAATAATTTTTAGCATATCACTATTATAGTATAATAGTATCAAACTATTTTAATTAAACATGCCAAAACCCGAAAAAGAAAAAAGTCTTATTGAGCTTGCTAGAGAACATATGGAGAAGCAGGGTGCCTCTCCCGAGCAAGGAGTGGACATTCCCGAGGCACCCGTTGCCAGTCGCCATCAAAGCGCTGTAAAACCTACTTCCGATAAGGGGGAGGAAACTCCACAAATTAAAGAACACTTTGACGGCAAACTATCAGATGCAGTAGCAGACCTCCTTTCTAATGTAACGACTAACCAAGACTGGAGAGCCTTAAAACTCCCCTCAAGAGGATTGGCTTATGTAGACTGTGACGAAAGTATTATGATTAAACCTTTTACTTTTGCACAAGAAAGAAAGTTACGCAGCATTAAAACCAATGCTCAAGGACTAAAGGTGATTAACGCTTTGATTGAAGATTGTGTGCGCGGGCTAGATTACGACTCAATGACTTTAGAAGACAAAAATTATATTTTGTTTAAATTAAGAGAGATTTCTTATGGTGATGACTATACTATTCAGGCAGAGTGTCAGGAATGCCAGTCAGTTAATAAACTGACCGTGAAAATTTCAGAGGTTCCTGTCACTTACGCAGAAGATGGGTTTCAAGAGCCCCTTACGGTCACCCTACCAGATTCCCAACAAGAAGTTAGGTTCATAACTCCTCGATGCAAAGATGAGCAGTACCTGGAAAGTGCCGGGAAATTAATTGATAATTTATGGCGCTTCGCTTTATCGGTGGGACAGTACAGCGAGAAAAAAATAATTAAAGGTTTCTTCGAAGCTACTACAGTCCGCGACGTTGCGTATTTCCGTGAGGCTCTTACGAAAGATAATTACGGCATGAATAAAGCGATGTCTTACGAGTGCGCGAATTGTGATGCGGTCACCGAAAGTCTTATTCCGTTTACAGAATCTTTTTTCTCAGTGAGCTAGAAGCGCGAATCTCCGCTCTAGCGTCGGAAGCTTATTATTTAGTAAAACACGCGAGGTTCAGTTACCAAGACGTGCTACTTATGCCAGCTGTTGAAAGAGATGAGTTTATGGGGCTATTAATTGATGAGAATCAAAGGGAAAAAGAGTCCTATGACTCCCTAAATAAATAAGAGATGACTACATTCAACGGCGTTACTGTAATTCAAAGGGGCAATCGACCTTCACCTATTATTCCAGCTAAACTGGACTTTTTCAACTATGTTGCGGGCGAACTAAGCGACCCTTTCCAGGTATGCTCTGTTCACATTTTCCCTAATACCGCCTTTGGTACCGCATCTCCCTACGTAAACCAAACTCCTGGGGATACTGATTACGGTTTGGTGAGCTCTACTGCCACCAATATGGTGTTCCATAACTATAAACGGAGCGAGCAGGGTGCGAGAATTGGGTTTGATGCTAATGTAAGTGCTTGTGCTGCCGAGACCGATTACGAAGGAGATTTACGCTATAGCGCGTCTTCAATTTTCAAAGAAAAAGTAGGTCATTTCAGCGTTATTCTTCAGCCTAGCGGAACGTATTGGAAAACGGCGGACTGGGACCCCTCGTACAACAATACTGCCTCTGCGACCGGAGGGTATATTGATATCTGGACTGTGGTACACGCCGAAGGTTCTAGAGCCCAGATTTATGTAAACACCTTCAACATGGATACCGCTAATACGTTTGCGGTTTCCGAACCACTTGAAGTTACTACCTCCAACAAACTAGTTCAACGGTACGTGCAACTGGGAAGCAAGAAAAGGCTTCAAATACAAACTGAAATTGTGGTAGACAATGAATCTATTAAACAAAATCTTCGTAATCTAATGGAGACAGGCTCGTTGCTGTCCAACCCAAAAATTAGTATTACCAAACTAAACGAAAGTCCGATTTTGGATGCCCGAGTCCAGGTAACCGGGGAAAGTGGTGCAGGTGGGTTCCAGTCCGAAGGGGTATCTTTAGATAGCCAAGGAACTATTAGCTACGTATGGGATACTAATAATATATCACCCTTCTACACTGGTGAGAAACTCGGTAGTGAAATGGGGGTTTACGAGGTCGCTGTCCAGTATGACGTAGCGGAAGAAACTATCGTAAGCCCTAGATTTAAGTTAATAGCGAGGTAGCGTCTAGCTCCCAATCTGCCTTGAAGATGTTTGAGTATATATAACCCCCGAAATCCTTGCGGTCAGAGGCTACCCAAAAATCATTCCAGTCTTTATGCTCCTTCGGGGGAACTAATGAGTAGATGTCTGTGGTCCTTTGTGCCAGCATCCTCTTACGAGCCTCATAGAAGCCCTCTCGTCCACTTTCATCGTTATCATAGGCGAGGATTACCTTCTTGCCCTTAAGCTCCTTAGCTTGGACTGTAGACATCTTACAGCCCTGCGTACAGGTGGCGTTGTACCCCGCTGAACGGAGGGACATCGCGTCCAACGGACCCTCCGTAACAATAACATAATCCTTAGTTTTGTCATACGGATACAAAATCTCAGAAGTCTTGATTCCATAAAGACCCTTGCTTGGATTCAGGTATTTTGGGTCTCGGTTAACAAGAGTTCTGGCTTGAAAATAAAAAGGATTTCCTTTCTCCGTAAAGTATGGGATAATAACACGTTGAAAGTATCGACCTGTACGTCCAACGTAAAACTTAAAGGAAGATAGTTTTCGTTCGATAGCGAACTTGGAAGCGAGACGCTTGAGGTTACTTGGGGAGTTGATATCAGATTTAGGGTTTACCTCCATCCACTCCTTACTGTCACTATCAATGGTGCGGGTGACCCCGATTGCTTTATTGTCTACGTTCAAGGTAGATACGTCGAAGAGGTCGGCTCCCGCGTCAAAAGCCTTACGTTTTAAAAAATGTTTTGCGGACTGATATGGGACGTTCTCAATATGAGATACTAGGTGAACCAGATTCCCCTTCTCACCTGATTTGAAATCCGTCCATAGCCCCGAATCAAGATTTACATACAGTTTTTGCTTGTTATCGTCTGTAAAAATGGAGTTAATTCGTAGTTCCCTGCCAGACTCCAAGGACTCAGGGAAGAGTTCAGAGAGGTAGGTCTTAATAATATTGGCTGGGACGAACATCAAGTATATAATAGCAGCGACGAACGCCAAAAAATCCCGATATTACCGGAAAAAAAACACTATAATAACTAATAAGACCTAAAATTATGTTTATAAACAAAGTCTCCCCAAGTAAGATAAAGGTTTACGACGAATGCAAGCTGAAGTACAAATTTAAGTACGTCGATTACTTGCCTGAGAAGTCTACCAATACCGATGCTCTGCAATTTGGTTCTTACATTCACAAGATTTTTGAAGACGGTGTAGCAAGTACATCAGCGGAAGAACTTAATGAGATTGCGAAGGTCTTACGTCGGAACTACACTTTCGACAAAGAGCGCGAAGTGAAGATTGAGAAGTGCATTAACAACTTCTTTGCATTCAATAACTCGCTTTCTTCTTGTGAACAAATCTCAACCGAGCAATCTTTTGCGGTTGAACTTAAGCATGGATACGCTGTAAACGGAATTATTGACCGTATCGTAAAGAGTCAGGACGGGGGCTATCTTGTAATCGACTACAAGACAAGCAAAAGAGCCTCTACCAAAAGGGAGTTATTTAACGACCCTCAAATGCTCTTATACGCTTACGCAGTGTCGGTGTTGTACACTGTCCCTATTGCTTCAATAACTTTAGCCCACTACTACCCCCACATGGACAAATTGGTTCATGTTAAATTTTCTGAGCCTCATGTCTTGATGTACATGAGGAAGCTGACACAGAAAATTTGGGAGATTAGGAAGAAAAAAAAGGATGACTTCTTCCCACAGGTAAACCAGTATTGTGACTGGTGTGGGTACAAAGGTATGTGCCCTAAACAGAACCCAACTACTCACTTAACTGAGTATGTTGAGGCTGTTAAATCCAAGAAAGCAAAGAAGAGAAAGGTCCCTTTAGGGACTAAGGTCTGAAAGTAACAGGTTCAATACTTAGTTAAGTATTAAGAATCAGCTTCTTCTTTCATTACGAAATACTTGGGGTCTTCATATATAAGAGGATAATAATCCTCTATGCTGACCGATTCAAAGAAGTTTCTTACTTCCTGGATACTGTACTTATGCTTTTTTGTATATGCTGATACAAGGGTAGATAACTTTAATGGTCTTTGTGTTTCTAAAGATTTTAAAACTTTTTCTTGAAATATTTCAATAAAGTGTGTAGAAAACCTGTATCTCCATGCTTCTTTAAACTTTAGAGATAAACAGTAATTTATTTGTTCCATGAATTCGCTAAGACGTATAGAATCATCCATAATTTATATTTTATATATAATATAGAGAAACTTGAACCAGTTCTGACACATAAAATGGTAAAAATTTTAAAAACTAAATATTTGGGTACGACCCGGAAGCTTCCGACAAAGGAACAGGCGGAAAAACATTCGAAAAGGGTAGCTAAAGGCTGTTTATTTTCCTTCTACTACAGGTCCAAGAGTGCTACTGACCTTAACCCCCTAATTATTATGATTTCTCCAAAATGGATTGCCAAAAAAGGAGGCTCTTATTTTACCGGGGTCAACCTAAACACTTTTCCTAAAGATATTCGTCAGGAACTTATTAAGGAGTTCGGTGGACTACCTGTCGGTTCTGTTTCGTACAACGACATTAAAGCTGCTTCCAAGCGTCATCCCTCGTGTTGTGTCAGGACGTATAACGTAAATAAGGTACGAGCCCTACATAAAGTAGAGATTTAATATGTCTGAAGAAAAAATCGACCCCGCACAGCAGAAAATTATAGACTTGCTTTCACAGATTGCAAGTGATAAACGTGGTGGCAAAACGGAAGAGGCGGAAGCTAGGCGAAACACAAATTTCAAGAAAAACACCCGGGCTATCAGAGATAATGGGTTAGCTTTAGTGGGGCTCCACCAGGGCATGCTCAGTCTGAAATCCATGATAGGAAAGCAGCTTCAGATGAATCAAGGTTTAGCGACCGCTTTGGGGCAGACTGGAGACGCCGCGAAAGGTATTTCTGAGGCTACTGGCCGATTCCTCAGAGGTCAGCAAGGCGCAGAGCAAATGGTCAAGGTGTTTAAAGACGCCGTAGACATGGGAATGACACGGTTTTCCGACCAAACTCTACGGTTTGGCACACAATTGAAGGTTCTTGGTATTCAGAACAGAACTTCTTTTCAATTAATGCGGGTTAATACCCAGGCACTCGGTTTAGCGGAAGAAGCCTCCCTTGGTCTTGCCCAAGATTTAATCACAACTGCCATCGAGAACAAGGACTCTATATCCGGTCTCATCGGCGCCATCAATAGTATGAAGGATGCGATGATAGACACTGCTGTGGAGCTAGGTCCGAAAGCAGCTATGAATGCCCAGAAAATAGCAGCTATGATGTCGCAAGGTAACTCTGAGCTACAAGAGTCGTCCGCTAAATTCGTTAAATCGTTCTTAGCAGGTAGTGATGGGTATATGAAAGCTGCCAAGCTAGGTGTTCAATTCACTGGCAAAGAAAGTACTGCTGAGATGGCTCGTAAATTCGAAACCATCCTTGGTAAGATACAGGGTCTACAGGCTGGTAAACAAGGAGCAGGTTCTCAATTCTTCTTTGATGCCATGGAGAGGTCCCTTGGTTTAAGTAGAGAGGACTTCAACCTTCAAACGCAGATAGGAACAAGTATTCATGCTCTAAAGGAAGGTAATATTAAACAATTAGCTCAGGAGAGCGCTAGCATAAACGCACAACAGACTTTCTGGAACAGAACAGAGTCCCTCCAAACAAACATATCGGAGGGAGTCGGAAACACTACGACAAAACTGAACGAAATACTCACTAAAATTGATGGTTTCAATCCGACACTAGGGAACTACCTTGTCCCTATTTTAGGCGGGATTGTTTCCCTGGTGGGTCTTCTAGGACTCAAAAGTCTCGGAAGGGTATTTTGGACCCCCATTAAATGGCTCGGCAAAGGTCTAGGGAGGGGGCTTAGTGGATTGGGAGTTGTTCTCGCCAACAAAATTTTTGGGGTAAAAAGTGCGGTAATGAAAACCTCTGGCAAAACTATTCATGGCGCAGCGGCTAAAGGCGCTGTTAAAAAAGGTAGTGCTGTAGCTATCCAAAAAGGATTCTTTAAAGGGTTGGTCAAAAAGATACCTATTATCGGCGCAATTGCTGGCGCGGGCTACGCAGTTAGTAGAGCCGTGAAAGGGGACTGGACGGGGGCGGCTATGGAGCTCGCTTCAGGTGTCGCAAGTACAATGCCAGGATTAGGGACGGCTGCTTCCGTAGGCATCGATGCGGGTCTTATAGCCAGAGACGTAGCAAACAGCCCGACCGGAAAAGTAGCAGACTCGGCAGGAGGCACCTTCGCAGCTTCCATGTCCGAGGAGCCTGCCCCCATGGTTGCACAAGCAGAGCAAAGAGCTAAATCAATGGACTTCGGTATGTCTGATGCCGGTCGGCAAGCACTCGTTTCCGTAACAAATGCTTTGCAGGAAAATACCACTGTATTAAGAGAAATTCTAGAGTCTAATAAAGAAAGTAACAATCTGAATGAAGACCAACTTAAAATTATGTCTGATGACGGGGGACACACACGAATTAGAGCCGGGAGGATGGCATATTGAGCATGAACCAAACTGATTTTGTAAACGCGATGGTGCAAAGTGATAGCGATTTCTCTCAATCGTATAGCACTTCAAGTAAAGATACGGGGCAGATAAATGCCAAGCTTAATCCTATAGATAGATTTCAGTTGAATCAAGCTATTGAGAGACGGGCAGGACTTCGTTTTAATTATGCTCCTGTTCACGGGGACCCGAACCCTGCGGTAAATGATTATAATTACCAGCAAACAAGAAGAGTGTGGATTCCGTTCTTCGAAAACCCCATGATAACGGAATCTAGAAAGGCGAATTACGCAAGTAAGAAAATACTTTTACGAAATGAGCCCGTTAGACTTTACACAGGAAGTGAAGCAAGAAAAATCAAGATAGATATTCATTATAGTCTTATACATATGGCTTCAATGATTGGGCAGCAAGATTTGACTGAAATGTTTGCTATTAACACTGGACGAATGGATATCTACAACGATACCCTAGCCGTTACCAAGTATCTACAAGATACTTTGGAGAGAGATACCGGCTCTACAGCGGGAGCGGAATCTGATTCTGACTTAACCAGAAAAGCTCACGAGCGAGGACATTCCTCGGAGGGTCCTTGGGGTCCGAACAACTGGTGGAAAAACCCAGAACAACCTTCTCCACGCCCCAATTACTGGAATTTCGCGTTAATGTGGGTGATGCGAACTACACCACAGTGGGTTAATCACCATAAAATAATGCAAAAAGTTATAAACAACATTAGAAGCGCCGTTATAGGTACTCAACAGATGCCCGTAAAAGGTCCTCCTATTGTCGAATTAAAGTGGGGCACCATGTATAACTACACCCCTTGTATTGTAACAGATTATAAAATACAGCCAATTGAGAATGCGGGATACGACACAAAGTCATTAACCGCGCAGCGTCTAAAGGTATCCCTCAGCCTTGAGGAGATGAGAAATGTTAACGGAAATTTATGGGGTAATCCCGAGATTGGAGGGGACCTTCCAGGATGGGACTCTATTGCCCGTCTCGGTAACATTGACCCTGTTCCTACAGACCTTCCTAGAAGTCCCATAACCCCTAACAATACGGTCAGGTAAACCAATGGCATTAAACGGAGATAGACAAAATATTTTTCAAGGAACAGTTATTTCCCATAGAGGAAAGACTATAACAGATATAGGAATGTCTAAAAAGTATAGAAGTTTTATAACTTCAATACAAGAGCCTAACCAATCTAAGGTTGCGGTTGTTCCTAACAATATGGAAGGTCGTCCTGATTTGCTGGCTTATGCGGCATACGGTAACGAGCTTTTGTGGTGGGTTATCGTAGAAGCAAACAACGTATATGATTACGAAGAAGACCTAAAAGCAGGTACCCAAATAATTATCCCAATACTTTAAAATGACAAAGACAGCCGCGTACAATGCTAACGAGGTTGCGGCAGTTTACATGTCGCTTAACCGGGATGACCTCCTGTCCACAGACGAAGGCGGTTCTAGGCTAAGTTCGGATACCACGTTAAGAAACGGTTTTTATGGTCTATCAGACCCATTTAATTTGAGGGGTATGCTTGAGTCCTTTGAGGTGGACTTCTCTCAGAGCTCAGGTAAGCAATCCTATCGTATTCGAATCCTAAACCCGACCTCGGAGCTAGAGGTACTTTTGTTGGGTTTTTACGACGAGGTATTCCCTTCTACCATGTCTACGTTTAAGCAGTTTAAAACAGCCGCTGAACAGGAAGCGAGAATGCTTGACGTTGTCGGTGACCTAGACAAAGAGCTTTTAGCTAATGACTCTCCTCCCGCACTTCCCTCCATATACTTAAGGTTTGGGTACGGCACCGAGGCCGATACGGGACTGTCAAGAATTCACAAGGCTAAAATTTTCGATATTAAATATTATGTATCGGACAAAGAAGATAGGGTAATTGAGCTTCATGCGGTTGACCTATTCTCTTACTCTAAACAAAATCCGGATTTTAACAGACGCCCGTACATCGCAAGAGTACCAGTTTCCGATGAGGTAGACGGTCAATTATCGCTTAGGAAACCTTCCGAAATTTTAACCGAGATATTTGCCCTCTATACAAGCACTTACCCTGAATGCGTTCCTATTGTGGACTTGGGGTCTTACACTGATAGTATTGATAACCTCGTATATTCAGTCGCCAAGGCGTTAGGGGAAAGCGATGCTATATCTGACCGGAACGCTGCCCTTAAAGAGGAGGGTCTTGAAGTTACTGAGAGCGACGTAGTAACAGCCGAGGGATTAACTGAAGAAGAGGTAAAAGCGTTCGAGGACTTGCTGGACCGTCCTCTTATCACCGCTAAAAATATAGACCGTGGTGTTGATGGAACCGTAACTCCCCAAATCTTGTACCAAGCTTTTAAGATGGTTTTTGAGTCAATCGGCTTAAAGTGGGAGATGAACCCGGTCGGTGCTCCAGAACCTGTAACTGGCGTTTTATCGCCTAACCAGACAACTGGTTCTAATGTTGACCCTGGCAAGGGTCTTGAAGACGAAGCCAATTCGGCTTCCAATATTAATAATCTAAAGGTTAACATTCAAACGGAATGGTTGGAGCCTTCATTTGAGCCCAAGTATACTAAGGTTCAATCGACGGACCCCGAGCTGGATGGTCAAAAAAGATTAAGTTTTTGGCCGATGGGTCTTAAGAGAACCTACGCCACCAGCGCCAGGGTCATAGGAACCGGTGAGCAAATAAGACCTCTTACTACTGAAGAAAAAGCCGCCCACCCGGAGTGGCGTATATGGCTTAATGCAGGGATGGTGAACCCCCAAAATACCGAGGACTTCCCCGGCTTCGCTTTAGCGGACCCCGAAGAGTTCAGCCCCGACGATTCTTTTAAATTCTCGTTTACTGTTGAGAAACTACAATCATATTTCTTTGCAGAGTCCGTAATAGATGCAAAGAACGCGTTAGCCCTAGGCACAGGTGACAGTTCTCTTCAGCCCATCCCGGTTAGTTTCCCTATCGTAGTTTATCCAGCTCACACCCAACAAAGTGCCTTTTCTACAGTACCCTTATTTGGGGAACAAAATAATGTTGTAGGTCCATCGGTAGCTGGAACCTTTACCGGCGAACTCGCGCCGCTTATCGACGTTGAGAGTGGAATGTGGCAACCTTATGCTTACTGGGAAACTTTTCCTGAAAGCCCAATTCAGGATTGGGCTTGGTACGCTAATGAGGTATACCAGAACAGTTACCGGTTTGACCCCCTCCCGCTCCATAAACTTGCTATTAACCCTTTGCTAGTAAATTTAGAGCCTACCGCCGAAACTGCACTATGGATTCTCCTTAATATACAAAATTACGATGAGAACAAACAGAAGCAGCAAGAGGACCTGCGCAAAGGGTTGGAAGAACTTGCAAAGTCAGCCAAAAAAACTTTTTCCGGAATCACTCAGTTTATTTCCGAAAGACCCAAACCTGGCGAAGCAACTAGATTCCGTAAATTTATTGATAGATTTTCAAATGCGTATGTAAGTATGGGCGATGACGGTGAGAACCCTCATATCAGCGCGTTCCTACAATCTATTCTCAATAACCTCAATAGATTGTTAATAGGAAAGAGTTCTAAAATGAGGGTAGTGCAAGTGCAGGTTAATGCCCTTACTCCCGCCGACAAAAAGAACTTGCAAGAGAATTCTGCTCTTTTTAATGGTATTACTTGGGAGGAAACGTGGGCAAACAATAATAACTGTCTTCTTCTCCTAATGCCTGGAGATAGTATTATATCTCAATATTCCGATAGCGTAATAAGACCTATTTTGTCTTTCCCACAAACTAATAGAGGTACGGGACCTAAGTATTGTTGGTTGGATTATGGAACCCCGGATTCTATCGTAGCGAACGTAGAGTTTACGGGGGATACTCGTGTGCTTGTTAACCTAGCACAAAGTAATTACAGCGTGAGACAGTGGAATGACGTAAGGCAACTTTTTGACGGGAACGAAACTATTTCCAATGAGTTAATTTCCAATACCATTTCTAATATCTTGGCCGACAAAATAGCTAATATTGATGATACCCAATCCGTAGAAGCGCAACTACAGCAAAAGGAAGAGCTGCAAAGGTTACAAAAAATAGCACATAACCAGTCTAATATGGAGATTAATGTAGAGCTTCTCGAACTACTACCAGAATTATTATCCTCGTACCAAGTAGACCCTAAAACTGGTGAGGATGAATTATCTGAATTAGAGGTTGTTACTGAAAATAGTGCCTTAGAATTAAGAAAATTAGCAAGTCTTGTGTCCAACCCAAAAATATTGCATACGCTTTATCCTGATGTTTATGGGGTGGATGGACAAACTAATAACATGACTACCCCGGCAATTAAAGTTACGGCAAATGGAATCGTGAGGGAAGATAAACCTGTTCGGTTATTACGACAACGAATAGATTTAGATAGTATGAGAAGTCGAATATCTAAAGTAGAACAATCGCGAAAGATAACTGACGTGGCGTACAACTATTCTGTCGCGATGCAACAAGAAGCATTTACCATAAAATTAACCACTTTGGGTATACCTGAAATTGATGACCCTGCATCAGAGTACCTAAGCAGACGAATATGTTTTAAATATTATGACCCTCGATTAGCCAACGGGTCACTTCATTGGCTTAGTGGCGTGTACCAATTAACAGGCTTTAAACACCGGCTCAACCCATCACAAGGGTTCCTCACCGAATTGGAGATGGTTAGACTCCCGAATGAAAGCCTAACTAATCTTAAGGAGGTAACATAATGCCTATTAAGAAAAGTGATATCGAAGCTAGGCGTTCCTGGTTGGCGAATTATGCGAGAAACACGCTTGATAGTATGTTGCCGTTTGGCGACGAGACTCCAGTACAAGAGGAAGTCACGTCGAGAACTTCCCAAAGGCACGGCTTTTTTGCTTTAGGCACAGTAGTACAAACTCTTGATGAACAAAGAGCAGGTAGAATTCGGGTTACTTCCCCCGCATTCCCCGAAGGCGCACAAACATGTGATTATGTATCTCCAATTGCTGGAGCTGGTTATGGTTTTTTTGCTGTACCAGGAATAGGTGCAACGGTTCTGGTAGCTCGAGTAGCACCCACCGACCCGCCTTCTCAAAATATCTGGCTGGGCTGTTTGTATGCTCCGGGTCAGGCTGACCTACCCGACACTAAAACTCAACCTTATATTTTAGGAGAAGCTTCTCAACTTCCGAAAAACGAAGTAATGGATAATGGTGAGGCTCCCCCCAATGACCCCACTGTCTCTTATGGGGTACCTAACGAGTCGGATGTTTATCGGGATAATGACCTCCCCGATTCTTTCGTATTAAAACACCCAAAAGGACACAGTATATCCTTAACAGATAAGAACACGTCTGAACGTAAAACAAACGAAATTAAATTAAAGACGGGAGGAAACAAGAGACTTGTTATGAGTGATGCTCCCGCCCCCACGGGAGGAGAAAATATTACCCTCGTTGACGAGAATAATAATCAGGTAAAAATCACAAGCGTTGGTCATGGAAATGTGGGAGATGATTCCATTATAACAAGTGTAGGGGGAAATGTAGAAGTAAATACCGAGACGGGAGCGATGGAGCACACCATCAGCAAAAGAAGTACAAAACACTTCTCCGTAGATAACTTGGGGTTAGGTGATATAGAACTAACGTCACATAATGGACACATTGTATTAGAAGCGGAAGCAGGAATCACTATAAAATGTGGGGCTTGTAGTATCGTTATGACTCCCGATGCTATTAATATTAATGGTCCTAATGGAGATGTGGTTATCGAACAAACCTCACTCAACAACCATACGCACCCATACACTGACACCAACGTACCACTCGGCACCGTGCCAACTCAGCCACCATCCCCATAACCATGGTTACAGTCATAGAAAAAGAAATATACGGAAGCTCTCTTTGCTTTTGGGGGAATACTAGAGATACCCCCGATAGGAATGCGGATGATTTGTCCCCATACTTCGGACAGACGTACCAATTAGACACGGTTTCCGGTAGCCAAACAGTGTATAGGAATAGGGACCCACAGTCTAACGGAGCATTCCCCCCAACTCCAAAAATTATAAGCAAGTTAAGTATTGAACCTTTATGGACCTATAGTAATATAAATCCTAATAGTGTTGCTGGCCCGGGAGGGGGAAGTCCGTACACCGCATTTTTCGGGAATGTGAGAGTACAGCCTTATATTGCAACCCAACCTCTTAACAATCTAACCCAAAACTTCTTTGCTTTCTCCGCAAGCAATGATGTAGAATGGAAACTGAATCAATGGGGTCCTACCGCTGGTCTCGAAGAAGGTGCTAACGATATACATTATGACGATAAATTCGTATTACAGCCATGGGAAGATTTAAAAGTAAGACTGCTTAACGCTGATTTATCTGGAGAACTACAGACCCTGCCCGCTGGCAATCCAACTGCCATCGCCGCACGTCTCGGACAGTGGGTCGATAACTGGTATAACTCAACGCAGCCTGTCGCCAAGATTCGCATTGAACTTGATGAATTCACTCCTTCCTCCCAATATTTTCATCGAGCAAGTCTTAATGATATTGAGTTAAAGGCTACTGAGATTTACGGCAATTACCAGGACATAACCCTTTTAGATTTCCGCAGTAACTCCCCCACCCTAAACAAACCCCCATTTAACACCTCTTCGTTTACTTCTTTTAGTTTAGAGAATTTAGATTTTAGAAGCGCGTACCCCTGGGGAGGAATTTCCACAACTAAATTTATGTATTCTATAATGTTGCACACTGAAGGTAATCCCCCCGCAACCAGATATATCAGAAAGTACGTTAGGTTCACAGGAGGCGTAGCCTCTGATTTAGAAATAAATGGGCTTTTAAAGGATATAGGACCGTTGTTAGTAGACAAAGGACAGTGGTTGGCAGTTAGGCTGCACAATTTTGAATCAACCATACCAACCGCAACAGAAGCCCTTACCGCCAGACAAATGCCAGGATTTTGGCTCAACGGAACAATAACCTAAATATAATAGACTAATGACGTTATTCACAGAAAAATCTCTTAACTTGATGCCATCACAGGCATTGACGGGGTTAAGCAATTCCTTGCTTGTAGATAAAGAGGCAAAACAAGTTTCTTTGGCAACGGCTAACAATAAAATCGCCAAACTCTCAGGGACGTCAGTTTTACGAAACCCAGTAGCAGGTAGAATTCAAGTCGCTAACGGCGAAGGTCCATCCGCTGCAACCACACAGGAATCTATGAGTGCTCCTGCTGTATCAGTCTCTAACGGAGCGTCCTTACTTAATAACTCAGAAATGAACCCCAATGGAGCGCCCGTATATGTGCCCGGCACCGTTCCACCTGAAACATCTTCACAGGACATCGCTGAAATGTCCTCAGAAGTAAACTCATACTTCTCTACTACCGAAACGCCTACAAGTAATATAACTACAGGAAAAATATCGGTATTACAGATAGCCGCATCCGAGATTGCAGCGGGAATTAAGCAGATAGATACCACAATTGATTTGATTTCTCTTATTTTAGAGCGGAGAGCAAATGGCGAGCTGCCAAACCCAGCTCTTAATTTTTCAGCCTTGAATTTGGACGATATTCCTGAGTTTGCCAAAGAAAAATTGGATGCGGCTCTTGATGCCAACGAAAATCTTATTCAGAACAAAATCATTGCTCCTTTTGTTGCGAACCAACGTATACTCAATACACTGAAAGCACAGGCTTCAGGTATCTTGGGGGATTTGGACCCCGTGTTTGACCTAGATTTTGGTCCCCCTATCTCTACTACAGATAGGTTCGTGCTATCACAAGACGGTCTTTATTATAACTCTAGAACAGCTAAAGTCCCTGACATAGTTCCGTACCCCGTGTCTGCTAATATGTGGAACCTTCAATACGATTCTAATAGGGGTGGACGCGGTTTATCTTTTACGGAAGAGGATGGAGAGAGCACTGTAAATACTATTTTTGATTTAAACAAGGCATACGAAAAAGAGAACCCCAGAGTTAAAGACTTTCTTGAATTTGATGATATTCTTCAACAGTTTGAAGACGATAAAATGTCTCATATGACCGAGGTTTCCGGATATATCAGCGAGATTCTAGCAAACGGGTACGGTCCCACAGACGCGATTGTCCAGTCCTATACCGCGCAGCTAGGCGCTGTGGCATCTGTGTATGATGGAAAGATAAAAAAGAGAAAGAGACAGCTGACAATCGCAGCGGTTTACGGGAGAAACGATTTCGCAGTAACCAATAGAACCCACCCTCTCGGTGAAGGTCTATTCTTTCAGTACGAACCCCCGCAAGGCAAAGCTTTTGAGTACAAGTTACAGTATAAGGAATTACCCGACAAACTAAAAAGCGTAACTTTCTACACTCTAGAAGGAGGTCAGACAGTTCCGTATAATACCCAGTCAAAACAAGTAGTGGATGTTCAGTTACCAGAAAACATTTTGGCTAAAGTTGGTAGTTGGAAACAAATTCCCCGAATCCCCGTTAACGATTTCTCCTACTTAAAGCAATCGGATATTCCTTTAAACGCACAAAAAAATATAACCCTATTCTCAGAGGACCTAAACACCGTTATCGTTCCATATCAAGCTCGGTATGTGGTGGCTCCAACTGACCGCCCCGTTCGGTCCGTGGACTCGTTGGCGGTAGACCCTATTGGTTTGGGAGACTGGACTCACAGACAAACCTACGGCAGTTTGAGTGCAACAACTCCTTTGTATAAATCCTTAACTGATGATATTGTGTCTGATGGTCTATTGGCGTGTTACAATTTCCTAGACCCAGACGCCGTCACCCAACCGTCTGGAACTTTATACGCTTTAAATAATGCAGCCGAAGGTTCGACCCGTCTCGACGCAAAATTAGTGGGGTGGGATAAATCACTAGTATTTCCTTCGGGTGTTGGTCAAGCTTATTTCGCAGGAACCATATTTGATGAACGCGAATCCCAAAATCCTTTATGGGCTAATGTCTCTGGGTCTTATGCTCGACTACCTAACTCTACAAGAAACTACAATTTACTTGAACCTAATATCCCATTCAACGGAGTTAGACCTTTAGATAATTTATTCTACAGTAAGAAGGGAATTTCGATTGATTTCTGGGCTTACGTGCCTAATGTACACAAGAATATGACGGATACTCATAGGTACAGGTTAGCGTTTGCTAATGAGAACAGTGGTCCTGTAGCATCCAATTATGTAGCCGCATCCACTCAGTCGAAAGCTGGAGGCACTAACTTTGCTAGAACTATAGGTATGATAATGGGTTGGAGAGACCAGGGCTCCCCAAAAACTAACACTTTGGGGGCATATCCTTTTTATTCAAGCGGGTTGGAGTTTTGTATTGCGCCTACTGTAGGACAAAACCAATCTTATACAACCACTCCACAAACATCTTGGGGACATAGTGTGTGTTTAGCCGAGCGATGGGCCGCCTCCGCAGGAATTACACCTCCGCCAGGAGAAACTACCCAAGTAGGAATGTTTATTCCTAGTTCGGTCCTAACTTCAAGTGGCTATGGAATCCAGGACGTTAGCTCGGGATACCACCATATCAATATATCTTTTGACTACAATAAAGAGAAAGTAGATTTCCATTTTGATGGAGAATTACTTACCACCTCTTCATTAACTGACGTATTGGGAGGCTCCCCTAATGATACAGTGCTTCCAACGGCAGTAAAAATGAATCTAGAGAACCAAACTGATGTTATTAGTTTTAATGACCCTACGACCGAGAGCTTTTTAGGAAATACGGTTTATGATGAGAGGTGTACCCCGGAGCGAGTAGCATTCCCAGTATTCACCCCTTGGATTATTGGTGGTGGGTATACGGATAACATTCCAAGAATCCCCGGCACCAGCTCTAGACCCCAAGGGTTTCTAGGGAGCAACGCAAATAACTTCCATCAGCAGACACAAAAAGGTGATTCCGTAAGCTCAATCACTTTGGGAAATTTGGGGGATTATCCCGTGGGTCAGCATGACCCTCCCCTATCAGGAGGAACAGGAGGAACTCACCCCGCAAGAAGACAGATTCCCCGCAGTGGCTTAGATGGCTTTATCGGTAGTTTTAAGATTTATTCTCGACCTCTAAATACTTCTGAAGCTAAAATAAATTATGATAGCCAGAAAGGATTCTTTCACAATATCTTAATATCAAGCCCAGAATAAATGACTAATTTCGATTTAACCTACGTAAAAACTAACGCCAAGAAAAATATTTTTGGCGTAGCATTCCCGATGATGAAACAGGGAATTGGAGGTTACGTTGCACAGAACGAAAATCTAAGGTCATTGAGGGATTGCGTTATTCAGTTGATTATGACTGGAAGAGGGGCGAGAGTTATGAGACCAGATTTTGGGACTGACTTGAGAGCTTCCGTATTTGAACAGTTTACTGACGACCTAATTGACACTTTAAGGAGTCAGATTTTAGAAACTATTTCTAAATATGAACCGAGAGTTATTGTTAAGCGTATTTCTTTGACTCCCGACTACGAAAACCATACTTTAAAAGTAGAACTTTATATTACATCGAAAGATGATTTGCTAAACGGAGAACTGGTGGAGGTTCTCATATAATTATGCCAACCAACACTAATTATTCCCGTTATTTTAAAGGCTTGTATAACATATCAGGCTTTGATGGGTCCATTGAGTCCGACTTTTTAAAGTTAGGTCAGGTACCCGATGACCGAAAATCCGACCTTATTGATTATAATATCAATGGGTTTGACCAGTATCGTAAAGCTTTACAAGATTACTTAAAATCGGTCTATCCACTGGACTACAATAACTTTGCCGCCTCTGACCTGGGACAGATGCTGCTAGAAATGTTTGCTTATATGTCTTCCGTACTTGCTTTGCGGACTGATATGACAGCCAATGAAATGTACATTGATACTGTAAAGAGCGAGGATAATCTAAAAAGGCTTTTGGAGCTTATTGGGGTTCGTATGAAAGGTCCCACTGCGTCTAAAGCCACGGGACTATTAACATTTCCAGATAGCACCACACCAGGTTCTACTGTTGTGATTAATCGAGCCTCCAGAACAATTGAGGTGATTAATCAGCGTAGCAATGTTCCATTGGCATACACCGTAACCAAGCAGTTAACAGACGGAACTTTAGATTTATTTTCTAAGGACTTATCCTTAGGTTCTGCTGATTTTGAAGGTCAAGTAGCAAGTAGTTTGTTTTTGGTTGAAGGAGCATTTAATACGGCAAACGGGACATTTAGAGGGGGGGTTAAAACCCGACAAACCTTTGAGATTACCGATGGACCTGTGATTGAAGGTAGTATCGGTGTTTCGTCCACTGAAGGTGGGGGTACTCTGTATAACGAAATCAGTAACTTATTCCTCGCCTCGGGAGGAGGCACTCCTGTTTTCGAAAAAACTTATACGGGAGGGTTTGGATGTGTCCTTACTTTTGGGGACGGAGTCAGAGGAAAGCTGCCAACTCCAGGAACGTCTTTTGTAGTTACTTATCGAACCGGAGGTGGGGGTAACGGAAACATTGCACGAGGAACTCTAAACAGTACTATTAGATGTTTTAATGGTCCTACTGCAACCCCGGTAGATGCTACCATAACAAACACAACTAAAGGTTCCGGAGGAAACCCGCCCGAGTCGGTAGAACACGCCAAACGATACGCGCCGTACTTCTTCAGGACTCAATATCGAGCAGTAACAGGGGAAGATTATAATACCCTTGCTAATTCTTTTGTGGGTACGGGGGGAACTACCGCCAAAGCTATGGCTTCATTACGGACTAACGGAGCCGCAGCCAATGTTATAGATTTGTTCGTATTATCAAAAGCGTCGAACAACCAACTGGAAAGGGCGTCCGTGGCGATGAAGAAAGAATTATTAGATTATTTCCAGAACTATAAGATGTTGACGGATGATATAGTCATCTCTGACGGAGTAGTAAGAACGTTAGATTTGGTAGCAACCCTTTATATTGATAAATCTAATAAGAGATTCATTGATTCGATTCAGCAAAAAGCAGCAGATAAATTGCTTGAGTTTTTTAATGTCGATAACTTAGCTTTCGGTGAAAAGATAAGCATGGCCGAACTGAATAATTTCATGTTAACTGTTCCTGAGATTAGATTCTTCCAAGTAAACAATCTCCCAGAAAACATTTACGTGAACTTTAATGAAATTGTTCAACTGAACAACTTTGAATTTACTACGGAGCTTGTATAACCATGACGATGTCGGATAAAGGTGCGGGACAACAACATTTTAAATCTAATTACATTGAAGTAATCAGACGTATTGTTCCTGAATATTATGAATCAACCGAGTACAATCTCTTTGGTTCCGAGGAGGATTTACAGTACCGTGTACTTGGGTCTATCCTTTACCTTGCCAATAACGTTTCAAGTTTAATTGGAGCGCCGACAACGTATAACCTTCAAGTATCTTCTTTTAGCGGTAATGAATCATATGTCCCCTACTTCGTACCTTTCAATAATCTGACGGATGTAAGCCCCACTACCTATGAAAAGTATGTTTTAAGACCTTTAGGAAAAACCTTTGGAAGTTTTTCCACCAAAGAAGAATTTTCTAACTTCCTTCTAACATCGGCTCTTCCGCACACACAATTTAATTCTGTAACCGAGTTTTTTGGAAGCAGCTTTAGCTCGACAGTTGACCCTAACGCCACTACGATGTCTGGGGTAGCCAATACACTAATTGATAAACTGGGCTGGGTGTATTTTCAGAACACCCCCGGAACTGTAGTTGACTCTAACTCAGTTCCTGTAAGCTCTTTCCTGTATAGCTCTATAATGGACAACCTATACTACGGAAAGAGAATTCGAACTTCTGATGGGGTACGAAACTTATTTAAGTGGATGTACACGAACACTAAAGGAGACTCCTCTTTATGGGCTTCTGTACGTGAAAAGTTTGTCCCCGTCCCGTTTAACAACCCCTCTTCCACGTACGAACCTGACCCAGGTCAGGTAGGCAATTTCTATGCCTCTGGAGGACAGCTTGTAAGCGCCTTAGACACGCTTGTTAGTGTATGGGTAAATGAAGACGACCCTAACTCGTTATACTTCAGAGACATCGTTAACGCGTCTCTCCTGGGGCTTGACGTAAGCAGGATGGAGAACGCTGGTCCCATGGGCAAAATGCTCAAGGCACTTGCGTATGGATTCTATGATGTACAAACCTCTATTAGGGATATTCAATATTTGTTGGATATTGAGCAGTGCCCGGAAGAATTTTTACAGTACTTAGGAAGGTATTTGGGTTGGACATTTTTCTCTGATGACCCGGATAAATGGCGTGACCAACTTAGACAAGCTATTTACCTTTACAAAGCAAAAGGTACAAGACAGGCACTTGCGAATGCGGTAGGCATGGTCATCCCGTCTTCCGTATACACTCCAAATGCGGTTGTATCTGGACTACAAGAGTTGTGGGAATCTTATGTTCCAAACCTTCTATATTACACGCTTAAAACCGAGACCGACCTAGGAAAGAGTCCAGAGACATACAAAGCATTCAAAGCGTCATGGACTAAATCCCTAGAATCGTCGGGAATTCCTATAACCGTAACCAATTACGACCCACAAAATCAGGATAATAACGTACGATTCGCGGTAGACGCGATTTTAGAATTACTAAATCATCAGTATGGTTATTTAAAGATTGGCGGAATCCCTTATAAGGAAACAGCTTATTGGGAGCAGCAGAATAGTAGAGGCGTACAGCCAGGGTATTACTATCGAGATGCCGTTCTCCAAGTACCCCCATGGGAGGAGAGTAGATTTTACCAGAACTGTAAGATTGGTCCAAACATGGACAACTTCATCCGCAGTGTCTCGTCTATCCTATCACGGACATTTGATGAAGCGGGATGTGGAGTGTCTTCCACTGCTGCGAATAGTGTAGCCAAATATATATTAAGTTCTGCTTCTATTAAAGAAGCAGAAGGCATCAACGAGCCTGGATGGGGTGCGAATAACTCATTCAAGTTTATGACCTCTTCTTTACAACTTCCGTTTAACTACGAAAGTGTAATCAAGAACGGGGACCTGGACAGTATGAGTGTGTTTGATTTTTGGAACTCAAAATCTTCTGAAGTGCACTCAAAGTTTTTCGCATCGTCAATCGATTTCTCTTCTAATGATTTCACAAACTTAGCGAAGACGAAGCTTGGGCGTAAAGGAATCCCTACCATTGTCAATGTGTTCCGGCAGTTTGCGCCTTTCCACACCCTGAATAAGATTTATGTTGGGTCTAGTATTGTGGATGATTACTGGGGGACTCGATATGGTCCTGTAGATGACATAAACTACGATATTCCGTGGTCCGGAATCCAAGATATAGAAGTAGTTAATACTATTCAGTCGGACATGGACCAAATACATAGCACCTACACTGC